GGCCTGATAGCTGGTCCCGCAGATACGGGAGAGAACTTTGTTCTCCCGCGGGGATCAAATCCCCAGTCGTCCTAAAAGGGCGACTTCCACCCAAGCTTGATGTTGACGTGCTTGGGGCGTCCAGAACGCTCCAAGTGCCCTTCATCGACGCTTGCAACGTCGACGGGACAGTATGGTCTAACATAGGATTTCAACCCTATGCCGGTCCAATTTCTGTCCATTAGACACTTGTGCAGGGCGCCAACTCCCTCTAGAGGATCTAGAGGAGGCTTGGCTACCACGGAATACCCCTTGGTTAGAGGGGAGTGGTAATTCGGATCCATTCGATCGGTTTGGTAACCGAGGAATGAATTCCTGCCCAGCAAGGGAGACGATGGTGCGACNACCGGAACGTGCTTAACCACACGAGCCAGATAGTCGTCCATCCAAGCAGCAGTCTTCCAGAGACCAGCAAAATAACACTGGTTCCTGAATGAGAATGCTGATATAACTCCCTCAGCATCTGTCCGTCGGGTAGGAAGTACACGTCTGAGCTTGACGATTGATACGTCATGCCCATCGTAGTACTCCTTACCGCAAGACTCTCTGAACCTTCCGGTCCAGAAAGACTTGCCGGTGTTAACTACATACCCGAAAAGGTGTAGTTCATCGACGACGGATACAGCACTGTCTCTGGGAACGATAATATCATCCCCAAAGACACGCACCTTGTCGGCCAGCTTAATAAGCTGATGCCGAGTAAGGGGTGAGCTGAGCTCGCGCTGGATTCCCAAAAAGGCCAAGGTCGCAAAGACCATGGCCTCAAAAGGGAAACAGAGAGCTGAACCCATAGACGCGAACTTGGACAGACGGATAACTCCGTGTCCAGGTACGTCAGCCTTCCGTGAACGACAAGCGTCAACCATCCCAAGCAAATCGGGATAGTTTTCGATCATCGCACGTACATGCTGATAGGAAACTCTATCGGAAGCCTCACTCAGATCGAGTGTGGCGAGTTCGCCGCTGAGCGAACCCTTCATGGCCATGACCCTATTAGGGGTCTGGTCATCAAGACCGATAATGCGGGAGAGGATA